CCACCCCCGATGTACTCGGGACGCTGTAAGCGAGCATCAGGAGAAACAACACCAAAATGTGAGCGTATAATTTCAGTATAACGAGTACCGCCACGAGCGTCCCTTTCAAGTAGTTTTTGAATCTGAAATGATTGACGTAATTGATTAATTGTTGCTGATGTTGCAGTACTTAAGTCAGCATATAAATTATGCGTTGCAACAGTTGTAGAACCCATACGAATATTACCGCCAGTACCAGTTATATTTGCGTATAGATTTTTTTGTGCGCCAAGTACAGTTGAATAAACTGAAGTATCGTCGCCTGCAATGCCATCAAAAGCTACTAATGCTTTTGAACCTAATGGCAGCGTTACAGATGCTCCTTTTTGAGGCCATGGAAGGGCAGAAGTAAAGTAATCTTTTCGTTTTCCACGTCGTAATAAAGTGTAATTACTAACAGTATCAGGGCCATCACCAGTATCAACGGTAACAGAATTTTGGAGGTTTTCATCTCTAAACCATTCGTTATAGATTAAGTTGTAAGCACGTGGCCAGAATGCACAGTGACTTACAGTATTGCCGGCAGTTACCTGACCGGCAGTAGGCAATCCCATGTAATCTTGTAAAGATCCTATAGCGTATCCACCTGATGGTGATACTTGTTGGGGTACAACATAAGAAATCGAATCACTTGGATTCGCTTGTTGACCCATAAATTTTTGCCAATTGCTCCAAATAAGTCTATTTGGAACAAAGAAAAAGAATGAATCTAAGTGCATATTATCCATAATTGGATAAAGGGGAGTTGCTAGACGGGCAAATGCCGTCATATTTAGGCGAAATGTATCGCCTGGGAGCATTTCATCTACGTACACTGGTACGAGATATCCAGCATCGAAAGTTGTTTTATGTGTAGATTGACAATAAAGCTAGACCGTGGAATGTCTGCTTTTGGAATCATTGTAAATTGGTGTACATCTACCGATTGATTACGATGCATTTTTTTAAGCTCCCTAGTATATTCCGACCCAAAGATACATCCTTTGAGTCGGTTTAATTTAAATCACTCTTTAGGTATTTTGACCTGTTTCCCTAAAGATAGCAGTTTTGGTTGTTCGTGTAAAGCAAACAACCCAGTATTATCATCAAATTCGCCAAGCTCATATAAATCAAAGTCATCTGGGTGATTAAATAGTTGGTTATCGGTATCTGACCGATTAACCTCGTCGCTAAAGCTCCTTATTGCGACACCAACAGACGGAACAAACATTGGACGACCATAAGCATCAGCTGCACGGTCTTTTACAGAACATAGTACTAATTTCATGAGGAATATCCTTAAGTGAGGTTACGTTTAAGTTTTTGAAGTTTTGCCTGAGTTACTTGCTCTTTTACAAGCAATCGCTCAGGGGTATTATCTTCGTAATTGAGTTTAGCAGACTTTTCTCGGAAGTAAAGTAATTCGTCAAACTCATATGGATTGTCGATTTTATAATTTTTATCGTAATATTTTGGAGGTTTGACTTTTTTTCCACGAATTACCACGTAATCGTGAGGATACACATCGGAAGTGTATTTTTTATACCATTCGTAACCAATACCAGGCTTAAGGCTCATTTTCGTAAACTCGGGTTTACGCTTAGTTATTTCCCCAGAATCTGGGTCAATTTCAGTGTAATGTTCTTCTGCGTTTTTTCCAGTTACCTTTTTCATTATGTATCGAGCCACATATGCTGCGGATTCGAAAGTAACGTCTCCAATGGAGGAATGACCAAATGGCCAGAGTAATTCAAGGTCTTGGGATCTATATAAGTTAGCACCAGAGGGACTCCGTCTCCATAGTTTCTTATCATCAAAGCTGAGTCCGAAGATACATGCATGCCAGTGCGGACGGCCAAGCTTCTCACCATATTCTCCAGCCATGTAAAAACGGATTCTTCGTCCAGTAAACCGTTTTCGTAATCTTTTAATAAAGAGCTGAAAGTCTCTATAGTGTAATGATCTATCGCTTGGGAGATGTGCATTGTCATAAGTAAGTGTAATAAAGGAGTTTTGTTCATGCATTTGAGCTTCGTGCATGCATCGAATAGCCCACTGACGTGAGCGTTCTAAC